GCTGAGACATGGGGTGCTTAGGATCCATGACCGCGTCACGGAAAGCACGGATGGCCACCTCGTTACGGTGGAGAAAGAAGGGCGTCGCGTAGGCGACGGCCTTGCGGTCATAGACCGAGTACGCTTGAAGCATCATTCTATAGTCCTCTTCAGTTGTGAGATTTTGCTTTCCATGATTTTTTTCCGGACCTTAAGACGGGCCGGAGTATTATTAGCGGCTTGCTTTGCCGCTTTCTTTTTGCGGAGCAGCTTCAACCTTCCGACCTCGTCAGGATAGAGCAACTCGTACTGATTTGTATAGAATTTAGGCGGGTTAACCTTTTTCCCGTTAATCACGACAAAGTCGCTCGGGAATACATCAGACATATACTTGGAGAACCAAGCGGAGGCGATGCCTGGGCGACGGGACATATTGGTAAATTCCGGCTTCCGCTGGTGGAATTCGCCCGTCTCAGGGTCCATCCACTCGTAGTGGTCGGCCGCAGCATCGCCAGTGATTTTTTTCATAATATAGCGCGCCACATAGGCCGCGCTTTGGAACGTGACACCACCTACAGAAGTGAAGCCCATTCCCCACAGGTCTGTCAGTGATTGTGATGTATAGAGCGGGTTATTGCGCTCTATTTTCCATAGCTTCTTGTCTTCGAGATCGAAGTTAAACATGCAGGCGTGATAATGTGGACGGCCGAAAGTCTCGCCGTACTCGCCTGCCATATAGAAGCGGATTTGTTCGCCATACTTCTTGCGTAGGCGTTTCATGAACAGTTGATAATGCCGGTAATCGAGAGATCGGTCCTCCGGCAGATGCTGGTTGTCATAGGTCAGTGTTATGAATATATTACGGGGATGCATTGCGGCCTCATGGACGCATCGCATCGCCCACTGCCGAGAGCGCTCCAGGCGACAGCCTGAGCACTGACCGCAAGGTAGCTCGACGGGAAGGTCCAAGAAGCCCCGGTTCCGGTTAAAGACGATGGAACGCTTACCGGAATCGGGGTTGATTGATTGAGACCGCCAGCCCTTAAGGGGTGACCAGCAGGGCATTAGCTACATCCTGATCCCGCCGCGCATGACCCCGGTCATGACGTTTTTTCTGTTGATGCGGCGTGCGCCCTTCGAGAACGAGCGCTTGGATGCCTTCCGGCTCATTTTATGACGTTTTGGCATAGGAGGTTTCCTGTGTTGGGGACGGGTGTGGTGTCACTCAGAACAGTTACATCAAGTGAGCAACTGTTCTGGGCCTGCGCATGGGGGAGCGCAGGCTTGGGAATAGGCGCCCTCGCGGGCACCTATTGGGCGGACTCCGGCTTTGCCGGAGGATCCTTTTTTGGAGGCGCTGGCGGCGCCTCATTGGGCTCTGGAGGAGGGAGGTCGGGGGCGACGACCAGGCCCAATTTGATAGCTTCGTCGGTATTGGCTGGATCGGCCAGGAAGGCCATCAGCTCGGTGGGTGAATTGGCGAAGCGTTTGCGAATTTTCGCAGGGAGGTGATCGAAAGCGTCTTGCGCTTCGATGACCTGGTTAAGCGAGAGCTGGTAGTCCTGGACGGACGTAAAGTCTCCGTAGGAGCCTTTGATATTGTTGACGTGGTCTATGAGACCCGTCTGGTCATACTTGAGTATGATGTTGTTTATATTGCATTCGTCTTTGAACGACTGCTTAGCCATCGTTTCAGTTGGAAAAGTGATAGATGAGCGGATGCGGTCGTTTCTATTGAGAATGCGTTTTACTTTGGAAGATTTGTCGGTGGACATTTTTGAACCTTTTGGTTTGGAGAGATGGACATCTTCGCCCCATCGAGGGAGGCGAAGAGATAGTGGTTGGGGAGAGCTAGTGGGCGCTCTTGGGGGGGCTCCCGCCCCCCCGCCGCGCGGCATCCCCCCCGGGGATGCCGCGCGTCGTTTTTATTTTTAGTTTTGTGGCCGCTCGCTGCGTCCAGGTGGACGGCCGCGGGGCCAGCGGATTAGCGGCCAGCGCGGATGACGCTGGCCGCAGAGTTTACGCCTGGTGAAAGGCTTTCCATGAGACGGCGTGTTGCGAGCAGGGGACCTGCCGCAGGTGATGACCAGAATTCGGTATCGAATTTGGCGATCACAGATTTAGGCATGGTTTGGATGAGATTTTCGCGGAGAAGGTCATATTCAATGACCTTGTTTTGCGCATCCTGGAGCGCAACCGCTGTGTTGGCATTGGCCTGGCCGGCCTGTGCCATAGCTTGAGTTTGTAGGGCCGCTTGCGTCTTGTCCTGGGCGGACTTTAGCGACGTGTCGGCCATAATGTTATCGAGCTCGGCCGTAGTGCGTTGTGCGGCCGTCGCAGTGCTTGCGCCGGCGACCGCGCCCGAAGTGGCAGCGGCGCCGATGTTTTGAGGGGTGTAGGAGGACCCGGAGAGCGTGCCGGAGCCTCCTTGTTTGTAGGCTAGAATGGGGTTCAGGCCTGCGGCCTTCATATCCCCCATGGCCCATTGGTATTGATGCTTGGCGGAGTTCTCCTGGAAGGCCATTTGTTTGTCGGCCGCGGCCGAAGCCGCGGAGTTTTGCATAGCTCCGCCTATGAGTGATGCGCCGCCGCCGATTGCGGCGCCGATGATCGGCGCGAGGAGCGGCAGCATCAGAAATGATCGATAAGACCGGGGACGCTGTAGACCGGCATAGGCCGGGCGCACCGGTATTTAAAGAAGCTGTCGAACAGGAAGTGAGGCTCGGTCGGGACCGCGATCACGCGGTCCACCGGTGGATTGTCGACGATGAATTCGGGCGAGAGGGTGGGCAGGCTGCCGAAGTCCTGGGCGAGGTGCCAGGTGTCCAGGGACTGAGCATAGTTGGAGCGGAACTGGCCGGTGATGACCGACGGCTTATAGCGGTACTCGGCATATCGCTCCTGGTAGCCGAAAACGGCCTCGTCAATGTCAGGAGCGGCCGAGCCCTGGGCGTAGATTTCCTTATTCAGGACGGCCTGCTCACCAATGTGGGACAGCGCGGGCCAGTAGAAGTCCCAGCGGGTAGAGCGGGACCACATCTTGTTGAGGCCCTGCTGGTAATTGAGGTCTGCCCTGGCAGAGATCATGCCGATCACGATGCCGTGCTCGGTGAAGGATTTGGTGAAGCTGTGATTGTTCATCGACAGCGTGCCCATCGCAGCCAGGTTGCCCTGGGGGCTTTCCTCGTCGCTGCTCGAGGTCTGAGCGATGGGGTTGATATTGATGGGCGTGCTACCGCCGCCCAGGTATTCCGGCCGCTGCAGGCGAGCGTCCGGTGAGGTGACGCCGAAATGAGATCTGATGATCTCGGTATAGCGGGTGCCGCCTCGGGCGTCCCGCTCGTAAAGCTTCTGGATCTGGAAGGCCTGGCGCAGCTGGTTGATGGTGGCGGCCGTAGCCTGCGAGAGATCAGCCCGGATGTTGGGGAAGCCGAGATTGTTAGGGTCCTGCTCAATGAAAGCAGGGTTGGAGCTGGTGGAGTTCGAGTTCGGATAGACGACGACGCCGGTACCGTCGGTCTCGCGCACGTTGGCGTTGACGGTCGTATAGAACCCGGTCGAAAACCCTATTCCGGTCACGGGTGCACTACTGCCCAGAGGAAGGTCCACAGAGGGACCCTTTTGCGGCCAGGGCAGGGCGGAGGTGAAGTAGTCGTGGCGCTTGCCACGACGCTGGAGGACGAAGTTGGCGGGCGAGTCCGGCCCATCCCCCAGAGGGACAGCAAGGCTGTCCTGTAGATTTTGGTCCCGGAACCATTCGTTCCAGATGAGATAGTAGGCCCGATGCCAGAGGCTGGAGTGCTCGAGGCCGGGGACCAGGGTAGGGATGCCGAAATAGTCGGAGAGAGATTGAGCCGCATAGCCACCACCAGGTGAAGTCATGGTGGGCACGATATAGTCCGTGCTGTCGTCGGGATTGGCTTGTTCGCCGTTGAATTTTTGCCAGTTTTCCCAGACCAGGCGGGTGGGCACGAAGAAGAAGAAGCTGTCGATGTACATGTTATCCATGAAGGGGTGTATCGGGGTCGCCAAGCGCCCAAACCCGGTCATCGACAGATTGAAGGTGTCGCCTGGGAGAACCTCGTCCACGAAAACCGGGACGAGGTAGCCGGCGTCAAAGGTGGTCTTGTAGCCGTGCGATCGGTCGAAGCTCGATCGAGGAATGTCGGCCCTGGGGACGCGGGAGAAGTCATGCGACATGACTGAGGGCATTTTAGCCATGGAGGTGATCCTCCAGGCGGTCCTCGCCGTTAGCGGCCGTTGGCGGGGCGTCTGCCGCCTCGCCGATGCCGTTGCAGAGATAGATAGGACGGCCGAAGTCCAGGAAGGACCCGGCAGTGTCGTCCCAGGAGCCGACATGGTGCAGCTCGTAGTCCTCGGGGTGCTGAGACATGGGGTGCTTAGGATCCATGACCGCGTCACGGAAAGCACGGATGGCCACCTCGTTACGGTGGAGAAAGAAGGGCGTCGCGTAGGCGACGGCCTTGCGGTCATAGACCGAGTA